ATTGAAGATATACGATTGGGGAACATTGGAACCGGCATTCTGATAAGGACGTAATGTGCCGATTGTATTTTCTTTACGAGAGGGTCTAAGAATATCCAATAAAGGAGATATAACTGCCCCGATTGCTCCACCAACAGCGCCATAATAGTCAGATTGTTGATTTGCAGAACGATTATTCACATAAGATACTTGGGATTTCGCACCGTAATCGGCCTCCGTCGCATTTCCCTTTCCAACTGCGGAAGCAGCGGAAATAGGAACATGCCCTAATTCTACACGTGTAGAAGGTCTATATTCGCCATCCATGGAAACACCTTGATTTTGAGCACCAGCAACACCTGTATAGTCAACCGTCGTTTCCGGACGATTTGTGTAACGGTCGTTTTGAATAGAGCGAAGAGATGCACTTGAACCAGCTGCACCAGTTGTGGTGAATAATCGGTCAGCGCCAGTTTCAAATGTACGTTCAACGCGATTCTTTTCCATAGAACCTATAGAACCCATTTCTTTCACATTACTGTTTGCAGGACCCTCATGTCCATACAAGGCTAATCCTGCTGCTTTTCGATGATTATTTGTTCGCAATTCGTCGACATTTTTAGGCATCCACGCTTCACGATTCATCATACCTGAATTATAACCGGAGCTACCTTCCGTCTCATATCCCAAACCAATACCTGGTCCAACCTTTTCTTGTTTAAAAGGTAATACATTAGACATTTTTGCACTAGGATTTACTCTAGATTGCATAAAATCACTTTGATTAGGTGTTCCATATGCAAATTGATAATTATCATTCGGCGCAAATAAAGGAGATTGTTCCTTTTTATCAACATGTTGTGAACCTTTTCCTAAATAAGAGTCCATCAAACCTTCGTTTTGGTCGGGTATAAATTCGCGCTGTGTCTGTTTACCGCCAAAAAAGGGAACCATGTTATTATGGGTAAAATATGAATCATTAACTGTATCACCTGAGAGAGAAGTATGTTGTGTTGATTTTTCAACAGTTTGATAATTATTTTTTAACCAACGTTTTGGGTCATGAATATCTTTTGGGTGATTTAATCCAAAATATTTATCAGTATAGGAAACTCCATCATATCGATTATCGTTCGCTAATTTCGTAGTAGTATCTAATGCCGGCGATTTAACTGGATATTCAGAAGGAAAATTTACATTGGGTAAATTTGTATTGGGTAAATCATTATAACCAACGAAACCTTCTTCATTTTCATCATCACATACATTTTCATCATTATCATTTCGTTGCTTAGAAGCTATATATAATCCGCCCATAGCGATTAAAGGTATTGCTAATTCCATTATAATGTATAATTTATATACAATACACATAATAAATTGTTAATGATATCTACATGTAAATACAAACATGAAGATATATATCATTTATATGGTAGAATACTCAATAAAAACTAATGTTTGAAATTGTCCTTAGAATATCCAATGACTGCACAAGCAATCCGTTTTCCGGCATTACCTGTTTTTAAACTCTCTGCATTACCACCGTTTCCGCAATCATCTTGGTCTGCATGAATAATCAAACCTCTACCTATAATATTTGATTTAATCCCTCTGAGTTTTATAACATCATCAAAAAAATGATATTTTGCTTCACCTTTGGAATTTGTCTTAATATTTCCTAAATCGCCAACATGTCGTTCCTTCATACCCGGACACCCATGCGTCTTACTATATGGATTAAAATGAGAACACATACTTGTGCATTTATCAGTTAAATCACCTGCTTCATGAACATGAAACCCATGTAAACTATTTTGGTTTAGTCCATTTATATGTAAATCAATTTTCACAACATTTTTATTTACATCTTCGATAAATTTAACATGTCCATTAATTTCACCTGTAAATACTGCGATTGCTGAAACAGGTTTGTTATTCATACTATAATATAAATGGTATATTATCATTTATATTCTCAAACTTAAGATGTAACCCTATATGGTTAACGTTTCGATAAATAGTATTCTACATTCATACCATTAGAAGGTGTTTTTTGGGGCATCGTCGAAGATGGTTGATAATAATCTTTTTCTAAAATGCGTGTTTGAATGTTGTCGTGAAAAGGTTTTTCCAAGTTTGCTTGAGGATTAATAATAGGAGTTTCCCAGCGTGGATGTTCAAGGTCGCGATACATCCATGCGGGATGACTGGCTCGACTCTCTTCAACAAACGGATTTTGGTTCGAATATGAAACTTGCGACGAATTTACGGATTCCGTTTTATAATTATTCGTATCAACATTGTCTCTTTGCAATGGACGTGTTAAACCAATTAAATCACTTTCCAAATTGATAGAATTTGTTCTCAAATTAGCCCCCCATTTTTGCATACGTAAATGTGTGTCGTCCTGAAAAGGCATGGAAGCACCTGGGCCAGGAACAGCTAACTGATATCTACCTGGAAAGGTTAATTCTTTTAATTGTTGGTTAATTCTAACTTCATCATCATGAAATCGTGTGAAAGACATGAATATAGGTTTGTTATATATACGTTACATATAAAAAACATACTAAATACTCATATTATATACCGATTATGTAATTACATTCAATTCACTCCCTTTGCACCTTCCATATGTTTTACGATGCCATTGTGTTATTCCGTGCTCGAGAATACCCTGAAGATGGTGTTTTGTGCCGTAACCTTGATTTTTATTCAGATTATATTTTTCATCTAGTTCCGGAAATTGTTCACATAAATCATGTATATATTCATCACGAGCAACTTTCGCTAATATAGATGCAGCAGCGATTGACGTGAATTTGTTATCCCCACCTTCTACCGTTTCATGGGCAACTGTAATTATTTCTTCGGTTGACTCGTCAAATAACGTATAGGGTCGAAAATCGTTACCATCTATTAATAGAAATGTTTCACACGGTGCTAGTTTATGCTCTGTAAATATTTCACGAATCGCATTATGCATTCCACGATGAACAGCTTGACGAATATTAATTTGATCAATAACATCAGCTTCAATATATTGAATTGACCAAGCTAATGCATTTTCTTTAATATAATCAGAAACATCACTAATTTTTTTCTTAGAATGGAACCGTTTAGAATCCTTCATCCATTCATGGTGAAAATCGCCCCCTTTAGGTAAAACAGCTCCCGCTACATACAATCGACCAAATAGTGGTCCACGACCAGCTTCATCTACGCCAATTTCATAGGTATTGTTTTCGTTATAACAGTGTGATAAAGACATGTTGTTAAATTCAGTTTATTGTATTATTTAATATCAATTTTACATTAAGAAGATTTAGTATAATCACACAGACGAATATTTTCGATATATACAGTATATTAAAGTTTAACATGGGAAGTATAAAATTAACACCTTTTGTATTGTTTCTCATATTATTATTGGTTTTAGTAGTTGCAATGATATTTGGATATAAATCAAACATGGTAGTAGAAGGAAATACATCTAGATCTGCTATCTGGAGTCCTTCGCGAACAGATACATTCGCGAAATATTCACCCACTGCAATTGATGCTATCTATGAATCGGAAGATGGTTCAACCAAAATATTGTTTGACCCTGTAACAAAAAATATTATTGTTCCAACTGCAAGTGGTTATTCACAGTTCACTAGAGATGGTAAAGGAATGGTTGCTAATGTGAACGCCACGGCAGATGCAACTAGTGCACCAACCGCATCAGCAGCTAATAGTGTTAAACCAGCACCTTGGTCATCCGCAATAGACGATTTAAATATTCTATATTCACCATTGGATACTGCGACTGTTGTTATCATTATTAAACCGGCGATAGCAACGAATGAGGTTGACCAAATTTTAGGAATATTTAGAAGTGACGAAAATGGTTCACACACAGGAACATTATCCTCACCCGCAACAGGTATAACAGAGGATACATCTTCACCTAATTTATATAAAACTCCTTCAGATGAAACCTTTGATAAAATAACCCTCGATGGTGACGAAACCCAGGTTTTAAAAATGGTTCCGGGAGTGTTTTGGAGCAAAACATCCGGAATGTGTGTACAAACCGGGACTGCAGGTTATGATATATCACCCGATTATAAAACGGGAATATCAAAACAGGTTTCTGATAAGAATGTTTTAGTAATAACTTCGATGGTAGACGACTCAATTCTCGCAAATATAATTACTCGAAATACAATTGCTAATACCCCTCAATATCAACTATCATCTGTAGGTTTTAACAGTGATGTTATGAACACAAATATTACAACATTTTTCGTAAAGAGTGTTAGTCCTGCTTCTAGTCCTGCTTCTAGTTCAAGTTCTGATTCTGGCTCTAATGATAGCAATTTTGAGAGCCGTTTGTTAGCTATATTAAGTAAAATGGAGTCGGGACCTACACCTGCTACTTCAAATAAATGCGATGACCCACGTTATATGTTGAAAACAGAGGTGATTCCTCCTGTATGTCCGGCCTGTCCTTCTTGTCCGGCTTCTTCGGGGTGTAATTTATCAATTAATTCAAATGGTGAAATTGTAGATTGTAATGGAAAGAAATATACACCTGATGAATTATATCAAGCTGCCGGAGCTCCTGCAACATGGGCAGGGGCAGCAGCCGCAACGGCCGATAGTATTGGCAATGTTGCCGAAACTGGTTTGAAAGAAACAGGCGATGTATTAGGACAAACTGTCGATGCAGCAGGAAATACCATTACAAAAACAGCCGATGCAGCAGGAAATTTGGTAACTACGACAGTTGATACAGCAGGTAATATTGTGAATAGAACAGTCGGCACTGCGGCGGATCTTGCAAGCGAGTTAGCATCAGGGATTGGTAAAGGTATCTCCGACGCGGGTTCTGGTCTGAAAGATTTGGCTACCGATGCGGGTTCGGGTGCGAAAGATTTGGTAACCGATGCGGGGAGTGGTGCGAAAGATTTGGTAACCGATGCGGGTTCAGGTGCGATGAATTTGGTAACCGATTCAATGAGAATGAAACTTTATGAGGACCAGATGAAATTATATCAACAACAACAACAAGGATACCCTCAACAACAGCAACAAGGATACCCTCAACAACAACAGCAACAAGAATACCCTCAACAACAAC